AAAGCTGGCGGTGCAAAAGTTAAAGGAAAAGAATTTCTTGACCGACAAGTTGCACAACTTTTACAGCAAACTCCTGACTCTGAAGTACGTAAAAGTATTTTGATGCAAGGAGGACAGATGGGAAGAAATATCCTTAATCCTTTAGCAGCAACTAGTGCAGGAGACGTTTCTGGGCTAGGAGCAACAGCTTTAGGTTACGGTGCAATGCTTCCTGCAGGTGCAATAGCTGGAGGCGTTGCTTCTATGCTTAGTCCAATAGACCCAGAATCATACGGTTCTAGTAATTTGCCTCAGACGAGAGCAAATTCTCTTTATCAAATGACAGGTAATCTCAATAGATAGTTTGTTATTTTTTAGAGTTTTAATTAACTAAGTTAGTAATAAATTACTGACTGTTAAAATATTTAGTTAGATAGGGCATGCTCATGTCTGAATCTTTCACCCGATAATAAAAACATCAGACATTGGAGGTATAAAACCAAGTGTTTATTGATAATGATTTCCCCAAAATTTTAGGGGCCGAGCTTTATAGACCGCATCCTGGATACATCGCAGAGATGGCAGTCGAACCAGTAGTGGTACACGACTTCACTCGCCAGCCAGGACAAACTGTTCAGCTAGATCGTTACAAGTTCTGGGGATCTCCTGGTACAAAGGACAGCCGTGAGCGTGTAGCTGATCAAACTATTGGTACTGCTAATAGCCGTAATATCACTAAGGAAAAGGTACTTGTAGTACTTAAAGAGTACACAGGTCCTGCAGATCCTGGTGATGCTACTCAGTCAAGTACCTTCAAAATTGCAAGAGAAACTCTTGTAACAGCCCAGCGTTTACTACTTGACACAGGGAACCTTAATATGTTCCATCAGTCAATAGGTAGTTTGACCCTTTTGGATGACTACAGACGTTGGAGAGACAGAGTATTCATTGATGAACTAGCTAAAGCAGAAGCCAATGGTGCTGCTTCTACTAGCCAAGGTGGATATTATTTCGCAGATGGAAAGACTAAAGATTCTTCTGGACGTATTTCTTATTCTGCTACTGAGATCACAAATACTAAGCAACAGTTCTCAGTTAAAACTGACTTACTAAGTGTTGTTAAGGATTTACGTAAGCGTAATGTTCCTACATATGCAGACGGCTTATATCGTTGCATCTGTGATCCAACATTCATGATGCATTTACGTCGTGACTCTGACTTCAGAGAAATCGCTCGTTATGCAGGTGCTCCTGGTCAAGGAATGTACATGGGCAACCCCATGATTCCTAACAATACAAGCTTCTATCAAGGACCACAAGCTGGACAAGCTTACTTCCTTGCTGGTGAGCCTGTAATGCCAACAGGTGTACAGTTTGAAGGTGTTAAATTCTTCGAGTCTACAAACTTCCCAACTAAGAATATTACTTCTTCCTATAACGGTGGTGGTGCTTATTCTTCAAGAGAAGTTGCTCAAGGATACTTCTTCGGACCTCAAGCAATTGGTGTTGGAATTGGTGGACCTAATGCACAAGTTCTCATCAATAATAATGATGACTTTAGCAGATTTATAATACTGATTTGGCAGTTGTACGCTGGGTTTGAGATCCTTAATAAAGATTTCGTAACCACAGGATTTAGCTTTGTAGCTGATTCTTAATTCCCTAGACTATTTAATAAATAACGATACAATTTTGGAGAAATAAATGGCTTATTTGTCTTCTAAGAAAATCTATCCAGGAAACTGGGCAGAGCCTCTAAACGGTTGGTATAAAAATATAGACACAACTGATAACGACACAAACGATTCATCTACTGGTGGTCCTACTGCCGTTTTAGCTGTACCAGGATGGAAGTATTTCCAACAACGTGGTTATGCTGAAGTTACTGGTAAAGTTGGTGCTAAATGGAGTTCATCTGACGTTATCGTTCCTTCTCCTTATAGGAATGATGACACACGTACAGACATTACAGGAATGGTTGTAGCTGGTTCTGCTTCTAATCCTGCTTATGTTTATCGTGCTGCTGCTTCTGTAGCATCTGGTTGGGATGATGGACGTGTTGCATCTGGTGTTTATACAGATACTGGAAACGTTATTTCCTTCGGACGTAGTAACGGTGGAAACCCAACAAACAATACAGTAGTTGCTGAAGCTTGTGCTCAAGCAAATATTGCTTCTACTGTTGATGGAACTGCTGATGGTGCTGCAGGAGCTATCTTCTTTGCAGGTGGTACATCTAACGTAAGTACAGCTCCTATCTACTATGCGAGTGGTACAGCAACTGGTGGTGCTTTAGAAGATTCAACTTCTCACTATCAAGTAGCTGCTGACACAACTTGGAAAGTATTTACTAAGGATGGTGCTAACGCTACTTCAGCTGTTGATGGAGTTTATCTATCAGATGCTGATGCAG